AGCTGAACGTCAGCAGCCAGAGCGGAACCGGCGAAAGCGCCGAGAACTGCAACTGCAGCCAAAGTCTTTTTCATTTGATTTCTCCAAATCGCAAGAGAGTTTTTGCAAAAACCCACCGGTAAAACAGGGCGCCGTGGACTCTTGCAAAGACACGGTCGCACACCGATGGAACGCATCGATGATGGTTGGAGGAGTTAGATAAGACAAGAAAACCGTGAAAGAATTTGGCGCGGGGGGGGGGTTAACCCTATGAAAAATTACAACACCCCTCTAAAAGTGTTCATACGCAACCTCCTGACATATGAGAAAGAGCCCCATTCCTACTATGCGCGTGAGCTGTCCATAAAGGTCGAAACTTCGGCTTGACAATGAGGACATCTGATTTTGAGGAGCACAACATGACGAAAGCAGAACTGCAGGAGATTCTTGACCGCATCGGCGTCCGCGCTGATCAGGTAGCCGAAGACTTTGAAGAGAAAGTCGACGAATGGAAGAGCGGCCTGGACGCTGAAACACGTCGCGCCGTGCGCCCGTACTGGATCACGATTGCTGTGATTGCCTTCGTGCTCGGCTGCGGTGTTGGCTACCTGTTCTAAGGCAGCGGCAATGGTCTATCTGAAGTGGTTTTTACTTCTGCTCGTAGGGGTTCCCTTCGAGCTTTTCGCAAAGCTTTTATCCCCAGTTCTCGCGTGCTTTGTAGGCGAAGACGGATGGCTTCCGGACTGGCTCTGGCTGTTTCAGACGCCCGACAACAGCTGCGATGGCGATGCCGGCCATAGAGCACGCTGGCCGCGCGATGGCGTCTTCTGGACGTGGGCTCGACGAGCGGCTTGGCTCTTCCGAAACTCCGCTTACGGCTTCAATTACTTTGTGCTTGGCGTGCAATTCAAAAAAGGTGATTTGCACTGGCATGAAGGAGACCCGTCGGTCGGCGACACGTCTGGCATCAGCGGCTTGTGCAAGTGGTACTTGGAGCGCAATGGCAAGCTGATTTGCTTTCAGATTTACTACGTTCGCCACTACAAAATCTTTGGACACTGGAAATGCGTCCGCGCAGGAATGGGTTGGAAGATGTGGGGCGATGTTGAGTCCGATCCCTACTGCCCGCACTGGGTTTACTTCAACCCCTTCAAGGGGTCGGGGCTTGAGAAATGATCCAGAGGCTTGCGGATTTTGCAGCCGTTCTGCCCCAAGGTTTTGAACGAGCCATGATGATTGTGGGCGGAAGCATGGGCGGCATTTTCACTTTCCTATATGGGGACGCGGGTCCGCTGCTGATCTGGCTGGTGGTTTTTGTAATCCTCGACTTTGTGACGGGGACGCTGGCGGCTGTCTTGACAGGCACGTGGACGAGCAAGCGCAACATGCTCGGCGTCCTGAAGAAAATTTTGGCCTTCTGCATCGTGGCCTTGGCTCACGGATTGGACGTTGCTTTTAACGAGTTATTGCCTTTTCAGATCATTGAATCAATCACGATTTGCGCGTACATGGCTGGCGAGTTTGGCTCGATCATCGAGAACCTGGACAAGATGGGGTTGCGGGTGGTCCCGCCTGTCGTGAGAAAGCTCATTGATGCGCTCAATGCCAAGCTTGACCGAACCGTGGACAAGGTTGCTGAATCAGACATAAAGGAGACAGGTAAATGAAGATCGGACATTTCGACACGAAAGAGTTTGAATCCAAGGATGGCGCTAAGTCTCCGTTTGGTGAAACGGTGGTGCGCAAAGAGCTTGTGCATCTTCTGAACCGCATTCGAGAGAAGTGGGGTAAGCCGATCATCATCAACTGTGCTTACCGCTCGCCCGAGCATAACAAGGCTGTGGGCGGCGTGGAGAACTCGTATCACGTGCAAGGCTTAGCAGCAGACATTCGTCCTGAAAACTTGGAGGAGTTGCCAGAACTTCAGGATTTGTGCTTGGACATGGTTACTGATGGCGGCGTTGGCGTTTACAACACGTTCGTGCACGTGGATGCACGCGGGCGTCGGGCGCGATGGGACAACCGGAGTTAAAAATGTGCGAGATCGACAACTTCTATAGCCGGGTCAATTCACTGCGCGATATCTATGGCCGCCTGATTAAACCTGAAGGCGTCCTAGATGCCGACGAGCAATCAGAGATCGAAGAGCTTGAGCGTCTTCGCAAAGAGGTAGCGCGGAAACGCCGCCGTGAAGAGATCGAAGCGCTACGCCGCGAATTGACGCGAGCGCCGTGTGCAGTGCGACTTTAACCATTTTCGTGACGCTACGGAAATGGTTGGAGGCAATTTTTGTCAGAGCGTGTTATGGGTGTATGGCTAAAGGTTGGAGGTGCGCTGATTGCAGCGGTCGTTCTTTTTGTCAGCGGATACAAATACGCATCCGCGCTCTATGAGGCTGACATTGCCGACATGCAGGCTCAACACGCCTTGGCCCTGAAGGATAAAACAGATGAGTACCGAGCAAAAGAACAATCGCAAGCCCAACAGCTTGCGGACGCATGGGATGCGCTTGAACGCGCTCGTGCTGAGTCTGTCGATCTTCGGGCTGATGTTGACCGGGTGCGCAAGCTCGCCGATAACTATCGCTCCAGACTGTCCGCAGCCGGCACCGATTCCTGCGACGCTATCCGAGAGCGACTCGCCAGCTGCACAAAACTTCTCGAAGAAGGTGCAAGCCTATCTGCTGAAGGTTCAGACTTGGCTGAAAGAGTAGCCGCACGAAAAGATGCGGTGGTGAAGATTTATGGTGGAAAATGAGAAGAGGGGTGGCCGTTGAGTCGCTCCTTTTTTAATAAGCTTCTTTTATAATCGGAGCCGAATTTGATCAATATCAACACTTGATAAATTCAGAGCTTCCAGACTGATGGTGGTTTTTAGGTGGCAGGAATCGTGTTAGTCGTTGTTATATAACGATAAAACGATGCACGCTTCGGGCACCATCTACATTCGGTATAGTCTGGTATGGCACGGTTTTATTGACTGTTTCGTTTTTTTGATCGGCATATTTCGGCATAATTTGATGCGAATGGTGGCCTTTTGGTGGCCCTCGTGGTGGCTCTCACTACGATGATCAAAGGTGAACTATGGCATCAGTATCTAAAACCCGAAATGGCTACTGGCGAGTTCTGTGGCGTGACGATCAAAAAGTTAAGCGGCAGAAAAATTTCAGAACAGCTGCGGAAGCTAGAAAATTCGCAGCCGCTCTGGAGCTCTCGCCGGAAAGACGGTCTAGCACGATAACGGTGAGTGACTGGCTTGTCTCTTATCGCGACAATGAGTCACAAAAGAAGCGCGGCGCGAAGCAAGAGGTTTTGCGCATCAATCGCTTTCTGCAGAGGCCTTTTGCTTCTATGAAGCTGGGAGAACTCTCCTTCAGAGATTTGCAAAAGTATTTTGATGATCGTCTGAAAGAGCCTTCCCAAAAGTACATCGGGACGTTGGCTCCGGCAACGGCACACAAAGAACTCAAGACCCTGTCAGCGGCTTTCAACGCCGCGGTCAAATCCGGCCTCATCCCCAAAAATCCTTGTGTCGGCGTTGTGCTCCCAAAGCCGGCAGAACATCGCGAGCGAACGGCCTCGGATGAAGACATTGAAGCCCTGCTCGTCGCCAGCGGTTGGGATGGGAAGTCTGTGCCTTTAGACAAGCTGCAACTGACGATGGCAGCTTTCTTGCTGGCTTGCAAGACAGGAATGCGTTCCGGGGAAATTCTTCGCATTGAAGAGGCGTGGATCGATGGGGCGGTGATTCATCTGCCGCATGAGGTGACGAAGACTGATAGCCGTCGAGACGTTGCCTTGAGCTCAGAGGCTCTGAGAATTCTGAATCTTGTTCGCGAACTGGGAGACAAGCCACAAATCTTCGGGGCTTTGAGCGATGCCACGAGAGACGCGCTCTGGCGCAAGATTCGCGACAGGGCAGGGCTTGGTCCCGAGCTCGACTCGCAGGGCCGAGTCATCCGAGAAGGACTGAATTTCCACGACTCTCGCGCGACTTTTGCGACGTGGGCGGCGAGTCCTGATCCGAAGACGGGGGCGCCGCGCCTTGATCTTCTGTCCCTCGCTCGCCAGACCGGGCACAAAAATCTGAAGATGCTGCAGCGCTACTACCGTCCGAAGTCGGAGGACATTGCCAAGCGACTTGACAGCATGGTGGAAAGGTAGGGGTCTGTGTAGAATCTTAAGAATTGTCTGTCCGAGGTTCGTTCCATTACTCGGCAAGCATTGGGTGGTTTTGCTGCGGTAGCCATCCAGTCATCGGGACAAAACCGTAGCAAAACGGCTCAGGTGTTGGTAGCACCGAGCCGCTTAAAGGAAGATTGATAAATGGAACACAAATCTTCTTCCGCTAGTATAGCAAGGCGGGTCTTGAAAATCCTGATTTTCTTGATCCTGTTCTTACTCTGCTAGGCGCGTAAGTGAAAGGCCTCGGACGCCTCGGCTTCCGGGGCCTGCGTGCATTTGAGGACAAAAAAATTTTACCCCCGGATTGCTCCGGGGGTTCTGTTCAGGCCTGTTGGGTTTGATTGTCTGCCTCGATTAGCGCGTCATTGATAGCCGCCTGAAGTGCGAGCGCTTCCTGGTCAGTCATGTCGGACAGCCAGATCGTCTTGTACGAGGTGTGACAAGTGAGCCGTATGCGGCCGTTTCGAAGGGGACGGAGTTTGACGGTCATCTTTGGGTAACTCACCGGCACGATCCGTGTTTTCGCATCACTTGTTTTGGTTGAGGATGGCTCTTGCATGACTCGGTTCCTTTTCAAAGAGCAAAACCAAAGTTGGTTTCTCCAGTCGGATGAAAGTTTGTTTGTCAGGGATGCACCAGAAGATGGCGCCTTCGTCTTCTTCGAGGTAGCCGATCTCGCAGCGTCTGTGGACGTAGGCGATGCCAACCTTGCCTAGGTTGTCCATTCCATTTTGGGCGGTGTCTTTGGGATCAACGATCCAGCAGCCGCCATTTCCGACTTCCATGATTGCTTTGGTGAGGCTCATCCGGCGAGCTTCGCGTCTGGCCGTTTCGTGCTCACTTCGATAGCACTCGCGCATCATGAGTGAGTACGTAGCGAGAGCGTGCGCAAGCGGCTCAAACATCGCCTCGACGTAAGACGGCTTGGCAGGTTTGCCGGTCTTGTAAGCCTCTTCGGAGAGTCCCAAAAGGCACTGCGTTGCGGCCGTCCCCATCGTCGCAAGCAGCTCATTTTCGTCTGAGCCGTTGAATCGTTTGGAGAAGGCGTAGAACTGCTTGAGAGCGAAAAGGATGTCTTTGTACCGTTCCGGATCGTATGTTCCCAGACGGATCAAGTTGAGATCGACATTGACCACGTCGTCGATGCGCTTGATGTCGGACTCAGTCAGTTGCCCCCAGGCGTCGTACGCCCAAGCGGGAATCTTCGGCCTGCCGGGTTGGTACTTCTTGGTGCGCTTTTTCTTTGGTTTGCTCATGGCAATAAAAAAGCCGCCTGAAGGCGGCTGAGGTTGGCCGCGCACCGGCTGGAAAAGCCTGCGGGAGGAACCGGCGGGCGGCCGAAGATGGTTAGTCGGGTTTGTAAGGCTCTGGGAGCTCTGCCCAAGCGATGACTCTGTCGTCGAATTCGTCAAACCAACTCAGGCCATCATCGCGAATCAGACACGAGATTCCGACGCCACAGCCGCCGTCGTGTCTCCAGAAAGAGACAAGCACAATGACATTCTCTTCGGGGAGGTCACCTTCCCACACGAGGTGCAGGTAATCATCGAAAAGATCAAAGTGGTTTGAATGCTTTGATCGTTCGTAAGGAACAACCTTGACAGGATGCCACACGGTTTTGGTCTCGCTCATGACTTCTTCCTCCAAGGCAAATTGATGTTTGTCGGCCGCCAGAGGTGCAGGCAGTTTTTGTGCACATCGATGTACTCCGACTGAGGCGGAAAGAACTGGATCACTTCGTCTTCCGGATCCCAGAAGAGCATCTTGATGAACTTCAGCTCTTGCCAGGTAGGAATTCGGTGCTTGAGAGAGACGCTTACGTGCTCCCAAGTTATGCCGTTGTCGTCCGTGTCCAGCGTCGCTATGACGGTGAGCTTTATGCCATCAAAGAGGATTCGGTACAAACGCCTGGTCATAAACTGCACGTGCTCATATTGTTCGGGGAATCGAAGCATGGCTCACTCCCATGTGCGGTACTCGACTGTGCTGCCTTCGCAAAGGCTTCCATACCCAAAGAATTGCCAGCGTCGTCCATCCCAAACTCCTGAAGTGCGTGCGCAAATCTTCGGAAGCTCAGGCTCAGGTCCATCCAGATTTCTGCCAGGCGTCTTGATAATGCACCGCATCATTACGCCTTCCGGCGGCGTGACGTTCGGAAAGACATTCCAATCGTGCGGGTCGTACTCTTCGAAGACTTCGATTTCGTGCTCGTAAAGAAGCATCGAGAACCGATTCACAATTTCGTATCGACCAGGCAGTTCGCCAAAAAAGAGCCTGTAGTCTGCGTCAGTCGTCCCACGGCCTTTGATGTTTTGAAGGTTGCCTTCAATCTGACGGGAAAAGTCACCATCGCTTATCTCGTCAAGCTTCTTCTGAAGCTCCTGATCTTTGAGTCTGTACTTGGTCATGCGTCCTCCTCAAACTCAATACGCTGGAGAGTGCGTTTGATCTTGAATTCGATTTCGGGGGCTGTCAGCAAGTCACAATCGTCAGGTACATCCTTGTCGTTCAAGTAGATCAGCTGGTCGATCATGATCTTCACGTCAGCCAATTCCTCAATGTAGTTCAGGAAGTAGTCAGCTTCGTTGCCATCGTTCTTTTTGAGGTTTTTGATGGCAACTATTAGCTCAGCCATTTCTTCAATGGCTTTTTCTGTCTGAGCATCAAATCCAAAGTGATCTGCTATTGCTTTTAGACGAGGATCAATGCCAACCAGATGGGCTTTGCGTTGTCGGATAGCAAATTGAGCTTTTTCGACCGCTTCGTTGCATTCGTCAAGCAAGCTTTGAACCTTGTTTTGTTCGTAATCCGTCTCGAACTCGCCTTCGGTCAAGTCCACAAAAAGAAGTTGCACGATTGACTGAAGCGTCTCAAGTTTGATCGGCACCATGACCGGCTGTTCGCCGTTAAGTGTGAAGTCATTCATGTATGAAAAAGGCCGCATTACTGCGGCCGCTCCTTATGCTCGAAAGGTCTGCAGGGCAAGCCTGCTTTCGTCTTGGAACTTTCTCTCGATCCATCTTTCCACGTCCTTGCGAAGGTAGCGGCGGGTGCCGCCTTCGACCAGAGAGACGCAGGGCGGAAAAGTCGGGTCTGCGAGCATGTCGCGCACTGGCTTGCTGTCAGGGGCATACGCGCACATGAGCGCGATGTCCGACGCCGTGACGACTATGGACTGCCCGCGCTTGAGTTCCTTGACGACTTCTTTGGCGATTGCTTTGACGTCTGTCATGGTGTGTCAGTTCCTTGCTCGTAAGCCTTGACCCAGGACTCGTCCGGGATGTCCGGTCGTGCCTGGGCAGGGGCTGGTTCCGGTTCGGTTTGCTCGATTACTTCGGGTTCTTCTTGCGGCGTGACGGGATCAATCTCTTGTCCCTTATCGACAAACGTCGTGTCAATGAAGTCGGTTTCAGTAACGGCTTCGCCACGGTCAGACTTTTCGTCGATCTCGACGGCGCGCACGGCTTCGATGCTCACGGGCAGGTACTTGAAGAGCTTGCGCACAACCGTCTTGCGAGCCATCTCTTCCCAGTGCGTAACCCAAGGACCGGACTTGCCGGCTTTTGACTGCACGCGCACCGCTTCTATCTCAGCACGGCTCATGACTTCGAACTGCACGCCGCCGCCTTTGAGGACGGCCACGGCATAGACGTATGTCACGGGGCCGCGTTCTGCGAGCGGAGACGGGCGATGATGAATGTCCGGGTGAAGACCGAGTTCATACTCGAATTCGTCGGCTTCGTGTACGCAGTAGGCGTTGATCGAAACGATTTGGCCGGAGCGGCGAGCGAGATCGATCATGCCGCGGTAGCCGATGATGAGCTGGCAGTTCGGACGGCCATCGCGCGACTTGCCATTGCCGAAGGGCAGCAGGTAGCAGTGCCCCAGGGCGCTGCCGGGTTCCAGTCCAAGCTGTGCGCACTGCAGCACCGCGCCGAAGAACGATTCCTGATTGCACTGCATCAGCGCAGGAACCTTGCGGCATTCGGTCATCACGATACGTGTCAGTCGTTCGGCCGTCATGCTCTTGGGCAGAGCAAGCGCCATTTGCGCCTGGAAGGACTTGCTGCGCACGATGTCGAGCATGGTGCCGGTTTTGGCGGTTGTAGCCGCGGTTGCGGCTGCGCGTGCTTTTGCCGGAGCAACGGTTCTTTTAAGTTGTTCGGTGGTGCTCATGTTTGTGTCTCCAATGTATTAAGCCGAGAGTCGGAACACGCGGGATTCAGAAGTTTTGACGTATGCCGCATAAGTCTCCGGCTGCTCTTTCTTGAATCGGGTGGAGTCGAATCGATTTGCTTTCTGATACTTGAAAGTGCAGGCCTTCTCGCCAGCGATGGTGAAGCCCGTCTTTTCTCCGAGGGCTGCGCAGATTCGATCCTTGACAACCTTTTGTTCACCTTCGAGTTCCTTGATTCGCTCAGTGATGGTTCGCAGTTCTCCGATGTCGGCAGCCACTTCATTGGTTGCCTCGATCATCTCGCCGTCATCCTGAGCGAAAAGCTTCTGCACCTCCTCCTGGGTGGCGGGAGCCGGCGGCACCTGCGCGAGGACGTTTTGGTACCAGAACTCGCGGCACTGCGACTGCAGGGCGTCGATCACGTCGTTGTCACGAGCGACGCAGTAAATGCGGAAGTCCTGGCCTCCGAGTAGTGCGGCCACATAGCAGCGCTTGGCGCCAGTCACCCCCATGTACCACTGAACCTGCGTCTCGTAGTAGATGGGGATTTTGTGCTCGGTTACGATCTTGCCTGCCACGATCTCGGCCTCTTGGCTCGGCCCCCACTGATCGGCGATAAAGCTTGACGCTGTTTTGCACTCGAGGATCGCGTCGGTTGTGAGGAGGCGCCCGGTCTCTGCCTGCTTGTCTTCGTCCAAGACTCGGACGTTGCCCGAGAGTTCGGGGTTCACAACGGCTCGGTCGATGTTGGCGTGCATCCAACCGTCGAGCGAGAGCTGCGAGTTGACCTTCTGCACTTTCATGCCGGTTCGCTTTTGGAACTCTTTGGACACGATGTCTTCGAGCTGAGTTCCCCAGTAGGCAACCTGGCTCTGCTCTGAGTCGGAAACTTCTCCGACCTTGTCGTTGTAAACGTCAAGTGCCGACTTGTATCGGCTAAGTCCGAGGATTGCGGCGACGTCGCTGCCGCCGATGCCTGTTTGTCGTGTCTTGAGCCATTCAAGGCGTTCTGCTGATGTCATGGTTGTGTCCCTAGATGAACGGTGCGAGTTTCCAAAAAAGAAGCGCAGCGACTCCGGCGAAGGAGACTGCGCTGCTGGCGATGAGAACTCGGTACTTTTTGACGAGTGCTCGGCGCGCCTGCCATTTGTGGATAAGCGCCTGGCGCTCTTTGTGCTTCTGCAGTGCTGGGTCGAAGTAAGCCTCTGTCATGTCGGCTCCGGAAAAAGAAAAAGCCCCGCGGATGCGAGGCTTGGTGTGGGTACAAAAAAAGCCGCCCTGAGGCGGCTCATAGAATTTGGTGCATAAGGCAAAGCCCCGAAGGCTTGCGCCTACGGGGCCGTAAATGTCGCTGCGGGCGATTGCCGTCTCGACTCCGCAGAGGCCTGACTTTTTTAGGGACAGGACTTAATACAAGCATGGGCTCCCCCATGCTGTGCCAAGTTGAATTTACCACGGGCAGGAATCTACTTCAAGCGGCAGGTTGAAAACTTTGTAAGTGTCGTTTTCGTACTTAATTGATCCCTCTACGCCCATCCCTGCGAGTACGCCAGTGAGAATCTCACACATCGTGCCTGGAGGAAGAATTATTGAGTTGTATTGTCTTTTTCCCTGATACTTCCCTAGGCGAGGGGCGTTCAACCGAGAATAGCTGAGAGTGTAGAGCATATCGCACTTGGCCCAGCAACGTAACTCTGGATAATCAGGACTTATTTGTTGATTCAATAAAACCTCTACGTTAAAGCCAGCAGGGTGTGCAGGCTGTGTGGTGCTGAGAGGGACAACTGAAGCTACGCCAAATCTGTTTCTGTATTTCGGAGAGATGCATACGACAGGTCTCCTTTTGACCATCTCCGGCGGGGCAAATTCTTTCGGGAAGTCACAAATAAGAATCTGTCCGAAGGTAGGTTGGAAATGTAATGCCATGAAGTTTTTGGGAGCGTTAACAGAAACTTTCCTAAGAATACGCTCAAAGGGTGTAAAACACCACGTCAACCCGCTCAGCCCTTCGGAAATTCCGAATACCTGAGCGGCCTCACGTGGCTCCTCTCTTGCGAAAGGAGCTTGGCCTGACGGGGCGGCTGCACCCCCGCTAACGGTCTACGGTTGACTACGTAGCCGTGCCGCGCTCGGCTCCACTCTTGCCAAAGAGCTTCATAGCGTCCGGGGACTCACACCCCTAGTCGTCTCTTTTATTGAGTTGCGTCCTTTTGTCTGCCGCCCCGGGGTCTTTCGTATCGAGCAGGAGAGAACTCGATCAGGGCGGCAGACAGAAGGACGTGCCTTCTGGTTTGGTTAGTCAGGTATTGATCCGATCACGCTCATGCACGCGAGGAACGTGCCGACAGCAACGATCAGTCCGATGGGCGAATCGCCGTGCTCGTCAGCGGTGAGCATCCAGTCAAGCAGCTTGCGCATCGATCTGCTCCTTCACTTCGTTGATGAAGCCTTCGGCATACTCGACCAAGGACAGGGCGCCGGCGTGGCCTGTGGAAACGTCGATCTGTCCGCCCTTGTAGGCGAGGACAAGGCCGCAGTCTGTGAGCGACCACTCGGCTACGAACTGACAGCGAACCGCGTTGATCGTTCCTTCTGTGTTGGCCTTGAGGTTTCGGGTGCCTGTGCAGAAGTCCTCGAACGGAACGTCCATCAGCCAAGCTTTGAATCCGTCGTAGCAAGAGACGCTGATGTCAACCGTCTTGCCGTTGCGGCAACGCAGGTGGCAGTAGACGCCTCGTGCAATGCAGTGCTCGTACTTGCCGTCGATGGGTTTGAAGTGTGTCGTCATTGCTGTTCTCCTCACCAAGGGTGGCGGCGGACCGCCTCGCACTCTTCTTCATCGGTCAGCGCGTCCTGGTAGGCAACGCGCTCTTCTCTGCGAAGCGTGTCGGCGTCATCGGTGGCACCGAAGGCGTCTTCCAGGAAGTCCGCGAAGTAGTCGGCGAGGATGATCCGGGCGCGCCCCTTGGCACTTTCGAGGCTCTTGTAGATCAGCTCGTCGACGTCGTTGCGGAACTTGGCCTGGATCTCAGCAGCAGATCTCATGTCCCTGGCGGACTGTGCGAGGCCGAAGGTGTCGATGGTTGGAGTGCGAAGCATGGTGTTTTCTTCGAAAGTAAATAGTGTTGTTTGGTGTTGTGAATTTCACCACAAATAACACCAAAAATCAACACCAAGAGAACACCAGTTAGGTGAGGAAAATAGTTGTTGTTTGACTTAAGTCAAAATTTGGGCGCAAAAAAACCGCCCCGAAGGGCGGTTCATTTGTGGATAACAAACGGTTTAGGCAATTAGATCTGACTGCATCGCGTTTTTCTCAAGGTTAGAGATCAAAATAATGTTGGCATGGCTTGTCAGAATATTTTTTTCTCTGTTTGCAGCCTCTTTTGATAGGCGGTCATCGATAACAGCGATGGTCTGTACAGAATTACGAATGTTCTCAGGAATGGCAAGAACTTTTCGCAAGAACCCTGCGCTAGCGTTAGCAGTAGGGGTAATCGCATCCACGTATTTGTCGTCGATCTTAAAGTCAAACTCAAGTTGCATCCCGGAGATGCCTGCAATTTTTGGTCTATCGACTAATTCTTTTGTTGGCCACCAGCGCTTGAACAGTTTTTTTGATTCTTCTACAAGGTTCTTTTTGGCTCTGGATTCAAATGCGTGCTCTGTCAGCCAGTCATCAATAGCAAACATCGTACGTAGATAATTTGCCACAGCCGTTTCTGCGTTCGTGAATGATGTGTAAACCTCAAAAACGCCAGACCGGCTTAGATTGACATTCCTCATGCTGGCAATCTTACGAAGCGCTGCCCATCTGTGATGGCTTGACATGTTGATGCCGCACGAAACAATCTCGTGCATGGTGAGGCCATCATCAAAGATGTGGAACGATGTACCTACTTTTTCAACGAACACGTCGAACGGAGCTCCGTTCAACATTCTGAACGGAGAGCTCAGTGCAAAAAGTTCTGAATCATCCCGAGTTTCTTCGGGGTAGAGACCGAAACCTAGGTTTTCGATTGAAATGCTCATGGCAACAGCACTAATATCTTTGGATCCTGCAGTTCAGGATCAAATGAAATGTTCGATTTTTTCCCGAACATTTTAGCGGCACGAGCGACATCGACTGTCGCTCCAAGTTCTGATTCGTCGATAGTGGTACGTTCTTTGCCAAAGTGAATGTGTGGCCAGTTTGGATCTGTTTGTTTGCCTTTCTTGTTTAGCGGTCGTCTGGATTCAAGCTGAACAACTCTGTCTCTGGACTGAGTTGCTTTGTCATTCTGCCAAAGAGTCAGCGTGATCTTTTCGTGTTTTGTTCTCATGCCAAACGTGTAGGTGCCTTCGACAAGTAACCCTTTGGTCGTCATTCCGAATTCATCTTCAGGCGCACTGTAACAGGTAAAAGTTTGTTGAGTGTGGTCACCTCTTGACGAACGAGACATCTCCCAAGAGGCATCCCGACAAATTCTGTGTTCGGCCGTAATTTCTTTGGCTTCTTCGGTTGTTACCAGCGAGCTCTCTCCGTTAGATTTTCGCATGGTTTCTCCTATCTCATCTTGATTCGTTTCTCGACAACAACACCAAGAAGGTCAATCTCAAATTCCTTGGAAGACAGTGTTGGAAATAGAGGATTCAGTGGGCGCAGCTCGAACGTTTCCACGCCGTTGCGGTCAATGCCGGTAACAGCGTATTGCTTGATGGTTGCCTCGTTGTCAGGAGAGTTGGCTACTCTGGCAACAACATAATCGCCTGGGTTTGCGGACAATGTCGGATCGACGATGACAATTTCGCCCTGGTAAAAGGCGGGCTCCATAGATTTGCCTCGGATTTTTAGGCCGTAAGACCCGTCAGGCATATCTTCAGGAACATCAATCCACTCATCAAAAGAGTCATCCCCTGTGTTGGTCCAGTTGCCTGCCTGGACGAAAGAGAGAATGGGTATTTTCTTGCCGAAGCGCGTCGGTACCTGTTCGATCTCGTGTGGCTCGTCCAGATAGCCGCGAGGCAATTTCAGCTTTTCTTCAATTGCACGGGCAACTTTTGGACCGAAGGATTTGGTGCCCGTAAGCATGTCATTGACCTGTGAAGATGCTCGTTCAATGGCGCGAGCGAGTTCAGCGTTAGACGTGAAGCGCTTATCCCGAATCTTCTGAAGGTTTTCTCTGCGTGTTGCAGGTAAATCGATCATGGTTTTCTCCCAAGATATACAGCATGTTAACCAAAATAATCACCTTTGAAGTGTTGTTTGGGGTTGCGTCATAACACCAAATCAGTGTATCATGCAGTGTGATTTTCGAACACTTACAAGGTGTTGACATCCATGAATGAACACGCTACGGCTTTTTTCAAATCGCTCAAACCTGCTGAACGGCGAGCCATTGCCACTCGGTGCGGCATCAAGCGCACATACCTGACGAATCTGATTTCGAGCAAGGAAAGGCATCCAGGCGTTGCCTTGGCTGCAAAGATCGAGACCGTTACTAACGGTCGGATAACGCGCTGGGAGTTGCGCCCCGACATTGACTGGAAACTCTTCGAAGGTTTGTGCTGACTGCGAGGATCGAAATGGCAAGCGGCTTCGATCATTTCGCGTTCTTGCGCGCCATTCGCGACGACAAAAGGCTTGGCGTAGTCGAAAAGGCGGTTGCCGGCATTTCGTTGCTTGGACGCCGCAACCAGGATACTGCTCAGTGTGACCCGAGTCTGGCGACCATTTGCGCTGATGCCGGTGTGAAGGATGAACGCACGGTCGTGAAGGCAATCGAGGCGCTTGTTCAATTCGGTCATGTCCAGGTCGTCAAAGCCCGAGGTCAACGGAACAAGTACGTTCTTATTAATCAAGAAGTGCCTGCATCTGATGTACCCGCATCAAAAGTACCTACATCCAATGTACCTACATTTGATGCACCTACATCCAATGCCACTAGAGTACCTACATCAGATGTGGGTACACCACCTACATCAGATGTAGGTCGAAGAAACCAAATAAGAAACCAAATAAGAAACAATAAGCGCGCGACCAAGGTCGCTCTGAATTTTTACGGCGTTTCAGAACAGATTGTTGAGGACTGGAAAGCCAACCGAAAAGCCAAGAGAGCAGTCATCAGCCAGTCGGTGATCGATGGCCTGAAGAAGAAAGCGGATGAAGCTCGCAGGCTTGGACACCCCGAGTGGGACCTTGAAGCCATTATGCGCGAACAGGTTGCAAGGGCTTGGCAAGGGTTCGAACTCTCTTGGGTGCTCAAGAAGGACGAGAAGCCGAAGCTGCCTCCGCTTGAACTCACTCCGGAAGCCAAGGCCAGAAGAAGAGCCGAGACGTTGCGTGCTCAAAGGCAGGACGAGGAAGACGATCAGCCAGGTGTTTTTGAAGACCTCGTTGGTCAAGTCTGGGAGGAGGTGAGACGTGCTCCCGGATAAGAAGCTGATCGACAAGCTCAACTCGTTTGGCGGTTTCAGTTCCGTTCGCTTTGTGGTGCCGGAGAACCCGAAGGCGCATCAGCACGAGCTGGACTACCCACTGGCGGGCGACTGTCTGACGGTGGTGATCGAGAACAACGACGTGCTCCAGAGGGCAGACCTCGAGTTCTGCAAGAACCGAATCGTTTGGATCGATTGCGACGAAGTCAGACGCAGAAGAGCAAACGTGATCTTCGAGGAACTTCAGAGGTTCCAAAACCGGCCCCGGTTGATCTTTACCGATTTCCCAGACGGCCTTCAGGTCTTCAATCCGAAGACGCAAGGCCACAGAGACTTTTTCAAAGAGGCAGCAGCATGAATGAAATGCCCTACGACGAGCAAGCGCTCATAGACGAGTGGGAGACGCTACCCACGAATTTCATCTTTCGTACAGCCGACGAGTACGAAGACGAGACGATGTGCATCTTCGAAGGCCTGCAGTCAGGCGTGCAGTGTCCATTCGCTCCGAACCTGTACTTCCGCGAAGGCGAAGTGACGCTTTGGGGTGGCATCAACGGACACGGCAAGAGCCTGCTTACAGGGCAGCTCGCCCTGCAACTCGCTGATGCCGGTGAGCGCGTGGCCATCATGTCCTTCGAAATGCTCCCAAAGTTCACATGGGCTCGCATGATCCGCCAGTGGCTCGGAGGTAAGACAAAGGATGTGACAGAGGTCCGCCGCTTCTATGCGCAGTACCGACAGAAGCTCTTCATCCTTGATCACGTCGGCGCCATTGATCCTCGCGCAGTGCTTGGTGCCGGCGTTGTAGCTTCTACTCAGTACAAGTGCAAGCACCTGCTGATCGACAACCTCGCCAAGATCGTTGCGGGCGAAGACGATCTCAATGCCCAAAAGAACACGGTGCAGATGATCTGCGATTTGGCGCATCGCATGAACGTCCATGTACACCTGATCCACCATGTTCGAAAGGGCAAATCCGAATCAGACGAGCTCGGCAAGTTTGACTTCAAAGGGTCTGGCGCAATCGGGGATCAGGTCGATAACCAGGTGATCGTGCAGCGCAATCGTGACAAGGAAAAACGCCGGCAGGAAAACCTCCTCACGCGCGTCGAGGACGCAGACAGTCCCGACACATTTATCCGGGTATGCAAACAGCGTAACGGCGATTGGGAAGGAAGCCTCGGGTTGTGGTTCAACCGTAAGGCAACGGCTTTCTGCGTTGATTCAAACCGCATTACTCCGTGGGGTGGCCATGACTACGACTGAAATCTTTGAGAAGTTCTCGGCGATTGACGATGGGCACCGCCTGCTGCGTCTTTCATTCGAAGACCACATGCACGCAATCGAGTCCGCAAAGATGGGAATCGTCGATTCCCTTCGCTGGATGGCCGAAAACAAGGCAGACATGATCGTGCGGCTTCAGCGATTCGAGGAAGTCGTCTTTCAAGCGCAGGCCGAAAAGGAAGCGCTGGCAATGATGGATGCCGCGCACATTCGACCGGCAGGGGAGGCGGCATGATCAAGTGTTTTGAGATGACCGACGCCAAGCGCGAAGAGCTGAATAAATCGAACATCTATGGCTATGACCATTTGGCTTACACGTTGCTTCCGGAATACGTGGATAAGGCAAGGGCCAATGGCTGGCTAATCCATACGGAGATCCAAGAGGACTACTACGAGTGGATCAATGAGTTTTGCGCCATTCGTTTGTCTGATAAGGCTGCTGTCTGGGGCGATTTCGAGGACAAAGTTTTTGCCAGCTCGCAGGAAGCTTTTGACGAGTTTATGAAGCTTTTCCCTCCGGAAGTTTGGGATTACTGGGACATTTGAGAGAGAGTCATGAAAGGGATTGACAGAGAACAAGACGCATACAACGAGGGTAGGAGCGCGGCTATGCGCGGCGAGGCGCTCAACCAATACCAACCTAGCTACAAGCGTCGTCCCGAGCTCTGGACGCGTTTTCAGCTCGGTTATCTCGATGCTGTTCGAGACATGAGACGGGCCAAACTGCGGGAGCCGAAGAAAAATGTTCGCTGAAGGTTATGCCAAGGCCCGGCTCTACGCCAAGGGACGGCTCAAGTCCGGGCAGATGAATCGCACAGAAAAGGCCTACGCCAATTTCCTCGAAAGCGAGAAGCATGCCGGCAGGATCACGGCCTACTGGTTCGAAGCGCTCAAGCTGAAGATTGCTGAAGGGGCTTGCTTCTATACGCCTGACTTTCTCGTCCTGCGCCCGGACGGCACGCTAGAGATCCACGAAGTCAAGGGCTCACCGGCCATATTCGCAGACGATGCAAAGGTGAAGGTCAAGGCTTGCGCGACTATGTATCCGTTCGCGGTCAAGATTGTTTTTCCTAAACCGAAAAAGTCTGGTGGAGGTTGGGATGTCTGGGAATACTGAGGATATTTTTGATGGCCTCGGACAAGAAAAAATCGGAGTCGCAAAAGTGCTGCCCGCAGTGGTCGCAGCTCGACTTGTTTCCGCAGCTGCTGCAGCAAGAGCGTTGCCGGCTGAATCGCTTGAGAGAAAGCAAGAGATTGAAAAAGCGATCTACTTCGCGCGCACACAGTGTCCACAAGCCTTCCGTGACCGTGGAGAAAATCGTAGGAGTTAGCAGGCACGGAATCCGCTTGGGAGAGGACAGCCCGCACGCTAAGTACACGGACGTCGAAATCGATGCGGTCTTCAACCTCTTTGACGAAGGTTACAGCTTCGCGGCGATTGCTCGAATGCTCGACATGCCCAAGTCAACAGCTTGGGCAATTGCGACCGGAAGAATGAGATCAACGGTGGTAGACAGATGGGTAAAGCGAAAATTGAAAATCTAAAACCTTTCGGCACTCGAACTGAGGAAGAAGAGAGGGAAATGCGTCGTAGAGGCGGCATTAGGTCCGGGCAAACTCGGGCACGAAACAAGTTGCTCAAGGACATCCTTGCAATGCTCCTCGCGAAGAAAACGCCAGATCAGGACATCACGAACGAGGAAGCGATTTGCCTTGCTCTGATTCAGCGCGCCATCGAGCAGGGCGACCCCAAAGCTTTCGAGACGATCCGCGACACGCTCGGCCAGAAGCCGACGGAAAACGTACGCAGCGAGATCGAGGGCGGCGTGGTCTTTGAGTGGGGTAGCAGCAAGTGAAGAAGAAGGTTTTGATTCCGTACACGCCGCGCTATCCGCAGACCGAGATCCATCAGCAGCTCGAGGCGCATCGTTTCTCCGTTCTCGTTGCGCACCGACGCATGGGCAAGACAGTGCTCGCAGTCAATCATCTGATCAAGCGCGCAATCTGCGACCACAAGGATCGTGGCTTTTATGCCTATATCGCACCTTTCCGAATTCAAGCAAAAGCGATTGCGTGGGCGTACTTGAAGCATTACACGGCGCCGATTCCCGACCTAAAGGTCAACGAAGGGGAGCTCTCGATCAGGCTGCCGAATGGCTCGACGATTCGAATTTTTGGTGCCGATAACCCCGATGCGCTCCGTGGCCTGTACTTTGACGGCGTAGTGATGGACGAAGTCGCCCAGATGAAGCCCGAGGTGTGGGGCGAGATCCTTCGTCCTGCGCTTGCCGACCGCAATGGCTGGGCCGTATTCATCGGCACGCCAAAGGGAGTCAACCTCTTTTCGCAGACATACGACAAGGCGCTTGAACTTATGAGCAGAGGCGACGATGACTGGATCGCCATGCTTTACAGCGTTGACCAGACCAAGGTCATCCCCGAAAAGGAATTGGAATCGCTCAAGAACGAAATGTCAGAAAACGAATTCCGTCAGGAGTTCTTGTGCGATTTCAATGCAGCCGCAGACAACGCACTCATCCCCATTGACCTTGTGCGAGAAGCCGCAACCCGCCAGTACCGCGAGCATCAGTACGCTTCGGCTCCTCGAATCATGGGCGTGGACGTGGCCCGTTTTGGTTCTGACAGTTCCGTTATTTTCAAGCGCCAAGGACTTGTGGCTTTTGAGCCGATCATCATTCGCAAGTTTGACAATGTGGCCGTGGCGCAGCAGGTAGCCATGCAAATCGTTGACTTCAAGCCGGATGCGGTTTTCATTGATATTGGCGAAGGTGCCGGCGTTGTTGACACGCTGAGGGATCTCGGTTTTGTCATTAACGAAGTCGCCTTTGGTGGCGGCGCGAATGAGCCGGACAAGTTTGCAAACCGCCGCATCGAAATGTGGTGGAACATGGCCGAATGGCTACGCTCAGGCGGCGCAATTCCGCCGAACACGTTGCTTCAGGCCGACCTTTCGGCGCCAACCTATGGCTTCAACAACAAGGGCTTGAAGATCCTTGAGGCAAAGGACAAGATCAAAGAACGTCTGGGCAGATCAACTGACCTCGCAGACGCTCTTGCGCTCACGTTTGCTTCTCCTGTCATGCCCAAGATCGACAGGCACTTTGCCAAGCAGATCTACGGCAATCAGGAACAGTACGACCCAGATGCTGAGTTTGATCGGGCGTGGAGGCATTAATCAATCAGGGTCGAACTTGATTTTGCTCAGTTCCACAAGGTTGCATTTTGCAAACTCAGCGGGGATCAGCGGGTGGAGCCGGGCTCGATAATTGATTTTGGTAATGTTTTTGTATGCAGCATCGAGTGTCTTGTCGGCAACCAGGTTGAATTTCGCGTTGAGGTGCTCGCAGGTGGCTTCGAAAATCCCTGCTCCGAACTCTGCCAACTCTTTGGCCAACTGGCTTCTCTCCAACAAGAAATCCCTTGTCGAGGCATGGGCGCCCGCTTGTAAGCACACATACTGCTGAAAAACCAGGGTTTCGCAGAGGCAATATAGTACGTGTGGATCCCCACTACTGGCAGAAACGTTGAACATCAACCTTTTGAATGTGAGACCTTTCAGCGTGTCGTACATAACGCCCTTGAGAGTATCGAGTGTCTCGCCGCTTGAATTCGAGCCTATGTGTTTCAGGATCGTGCGAATTGGCTCCAAAGCCGCCCACGACAACCTGCCTTCGACAATGAACTTACCATCCCTAAGCGCGAAGTAACTCTTCGACAAGTGGATCATTGTATCGCCGTCTTCGAGCATGTCTCTGCGTCCATAAACCCCGAATCCTCGCGGCAAAAATGCCTGCATGAGATTCGAGACAGTTACTCCATTGGAATTTCTCAAGCGGTGCCGGCATTTGTTCGACCAGACCTATGCCGAGGCCGCCATTCTCGGGCAGGGCTTTGACCTTTCGGAAGAAGCGTACGCCCTCTACGAAGAGCATACGCCCTCGTTCGCGATCATCGCTTACGACGGCGACGATGTCGTCGGATACGTGTCGGTTTTTATGAACATTCATCAGCACACAAAAGTGCCGATGGCCACGAACGACGTCATCTACGTGCTGCCGAAGTTTCGCGGCGGTGTCCTCGCGGGAAAGCTCTTTTTCCGTGCAGAACGGGAGGCACGAGCCCGCGGAGCCAAGGCTTTTCAGTGGATTGTTCCTGTCCGATCTCCTCTCTACAAAGCACTACTGGCCAGAACTCCAGTCGAGGAAAGGCCGTGGTGTCAGGTTGCTTTTTTGAGGAACTTCCATGACTGAACGGAGGCCGATAGACGCGGATCTTGCGCGTCGTCATCTTAAGAAGCGTCGCATCAACGGCACCAAGGAGTCCTAAATGGGCGGTTTCGTATCTTCACTTGTTAATCCCTTTAAGGCTGTCAAAAAGGTTTTCGGCGGTAAGTCCAGTGCAGAAAAGCGCGCGGAGGAACAGCGAAAGCAGTACGAGGCGCAGGCTAAGCGTGACGAAGCAAATCGCTCGCAGTCTCAGCGCAAGGAACACGGAACCGATGCCGATATTTCCGACCTGCCCGGAATGGGCGGCGATGTCGAAGGCGGCATGGGCTTGGATACCGGACTCACAGGGCTCGGCGGCGTACCCGAAGAGGAACTTAAGCTTCACAAGCGCAAGCCTCTGGGAGGTTAATGCTATGGGACAGACAATCGCGGGAGGAATCGTCGGCGGACTGACGGGCATTTTGAACTACTTCACGCAGCAGAAGTCGCTCAAGGCGCAGTCTGAACTCGCGGAACGCCAGTACCAGGCAAGCAAGCAGGCTTACGAGCTCGAACAGCAGGAGCGCAACAAGGTCAATGGCAAGACGCCAGACCTTGACGCATTGCTTGATGCAAACACGGGCTCGAGCCGTGCTCCCACTGATTTGACCGGCGGACGGGTTAAGCGCAACAAACTTTTCAACGCGGGCACAGGCACGCTCGGAGTGACCAATGCCGGTCGATCTTAAGCAGCTCAATCAGATCTTTGTCGGACTGAAAAAAGAACGGTCCGGTTGGGAAACCTTGTGGCGCGACATTCGCGACTACGAGGTTCCTGACCTTGGTTGTTTCGAGGGCGAAGCTCCGTGGGATGGCGGCAAGCGCTATCAGCGTCTGTACGATGCAGAAGCGGCAGAAGCCGCAGACATCATGGCCGCGGGATTGTTGTCCGGTCTGTCTTCACCTTCGCGTCCATGGCTTCGCTTAACCACGATGGATCCGGAACTCGATGCGCAGCCGGATGTGGAGCTTTGGCTTTCGGATCTGCAACAACGATTCCTGATGCGCTTTGCAAAGAGCGAGGTCTACAACTCTCTGCACCGCTCCTACCTTGAGCTCACAACTTTTGGGACGGCGTGCTCGATCATCCAGGGACATCCTGACAATGTGATCGATATGCTGAACCTGTCGTGCGGCGAATATTGGCTCGGATCTGACCCGTATGGTCGCGTCGATACCTTGTTCCGTAAGTTCTCAATGACTGCGAAACAGATGGTTCAGCGCTTCGGTTATGACCGTGTGAGCAACGACGTTCGCTCTTGCATGCGCACGAATCCCTTTGAGCGCAAAACCGTGATCCAGGCTATCGTGCCGCGGATTGAGCGTGACATCTTCAAACGCGACAAATTCAACAAGCCGTATGCAAGCGTTTACTGGGAGGAAGGCCGCGATAGTGATCCTCCTCTCGAAGAGTCAGGCTTTGACGAATTTCCCGCTCTTTGTCCGCGTTGGCTTGTGACGGGCGGCTCTGTCTACGGACGTGGTCCGGGCGCCAAGGCGCTGTCTGCCAGCAAGAGCCTGCAGCGATTGCACAATCGCTTGGCGACAATGACGGATTACATCACTAATCCTCCCGTTCAGTTCCCGACAAAGCACCGCGCTTTCTTGGATATGTATCGTCCGGGCGGACGTATCCCTGTGGATCCCGGTGACAACGAAAGCATCCGCACAGCGTGGGAGGTTAAAGCTGATCCCGCATTGATCGACGCGCTGATCGAGCGCCGCCGGCAGGAGATTCAGCGATACTTCAAGGTCAACATCTTCCAGATGATTGAGGCCACGCAGGTAGCAGACCGCACGGCCACTGAGATCGAAGCACTCAACCAAGAAAAGATCATGGTCATGGGGCCGATCCTTGAGCGCCTGCACACAGAACTCCTGGATCCGCTTGTGAGCAACGCGTTTGCGTTGATGGTTGAAAAGAATCAGGTTCCGCCGGCACCGGAAGCGCTGCACGGAAAGCCTCTTAGCATTGAGTACATCTCCGTGCTTGCTGAACAGCAGAAGGCATCGTCTGTGAACGGCATTCTCAACACGGTGCAGCAAATCGGGGTCATCGCCCAGCTGAAACCGGACGTGCTCGACAAGCTTGACGCGGACAAGGCAGTGGATCTTCTTGCCGACATGAACAACGTCCCGCCTTCGATGATTGTCAGCGGTCAGCAGATTGCGCTGATCCGCCAGCAACGCGCCGAAGATCAGGCCGCCATGCAGCAGCAGGCCATGGCAGCACAGAGCGCAACAACCCTTAAGGATCTCGGACAGGCGGCAGATTCCGCCGGCTTGCGAGAGATCGATAACGGACAGGACATCACCGTATGAAGCCTTCCGTCCATAAACCCGAAGGCTTCGATGAAACACTTTCTGCAAACGTAGGCATCTACGACGAAATTGCGGAGGCAGAAGAGCGTGATCGAGAACGAGAGCTTGAAGCAAAGCGCATCGACAACGCTCTGGTGACCATCGCAAAAACAGAGTCGGGTAAGACAGTTATCAACTGGATTCTTGAGCTCTGCGGCGTGGATGAATCCTGCACCTCGACCGACGGCATGACCATGATGGCCATGTCTGCGCGCCGGGACATTGGACTGCAGATTAAAGCTCGCATAAAAGCCGCAAAGCTTTCCGAGCACTTTGAGGACCACGAATGACCGAAGCAGTAGATACGGGCACTCCCGCTGCAAGCGAACCGACGCCGGCAGCAGCTGATGTTAATCCGGCATCGCAGGATGCGAATCCTGTGGACACACCTCCGAGCATGGGCGATCCTGCTTCGGCTGAACAGACCACGCAGGTTGCCACGGAAGACAAGCAGCCTGAGCAGGCCAATGAGTGGCTCGGTGCTCCCGAAAAGGGCTACAGCGATCAGGGCTTTGAATTGCCTGAGGGCTACGAGGTTGACGAGACAACCGCCGAAGGTTTGGCCGGCGTATGCAAGGATCTTGGATTAAGCCAGAAGGCCTTTGCCACGATCATCAACCGTATGACTCCCGTGCTTGAAGAGGCTCAGAACAAGCAAATTCAGGCGCTCAAGCAGGAAAACCTCAAGGCATTCGTGGCCGACAAAGAGCTCGGCGGCGTGCGGGCCAAGCAGACGATTGCGCAGGCCAAGCTTGCCTACGAAAAGTACTGCCCGGCTGAATGCCGTGAAGTGCTCAACCGACTTGGGCTCGATGCTCATCCGGGCATGATCCGGATGTTCTATCAGCTCTCGCAGATGCTCTCGGACGACATCTCTCCTCGCTCGAGCGGCGCATCAGGCAACGGGTACGACCTTGCCAAATTCTTCAACAACTCCAAGATGAACTGAGGTAAATATGGCAGTTATTGGACAGAACCCCACCTTGGTCGACGTCGCCTCTCGCCTCGACGCCAATGGTGATATCGCTCCGATTGCAGAAGTTCTTGCTCAGAACAACGCAATTTTGAAGCACCTTCGCTGGAAGGAATGCAACATGACCGAAGGCTATAAGCATTCGATCAGAACCGGCATTCCCGAGCCGACGTGGCGCGGCCTCTACGAAGGCGTTCAGCCGACGAAGAGCACGACCGCTTCTGTGGTTGACGTGACTTCAAACGTGGAAATGTACGCCGACGTTGACGTCGATCTTGCGAACCTGAACGGCAACACCTATGCATTCCGCCTGTCTGAACAGCAGGGCTCTCTGCAGGGTATGGCCAATTCTGTGGCCGCCGCCTTCTACTACGGCGACAACGACAAGGAAATTCGCAAGTTCACGGGTCTGGCAACACGTTACAACACGCTTGCCAAGAAGGTGCCGTGCTCGCGCAATTGCATCAGCGCAATCGACTCGACCTACGCCAACACCCCCGACGGCTATACGTCGATCTTTATCGTGAACCTGGATCAGTTCGTCGGTCTGTATCCGAAGGGCAGCCGCTACGGCTTGACCCACACGGATAAGGGGCAGGTGACGATTGAAGCCCCTGATGGCAAGGGCTACATGGAAGCCTACCGTGACCACTACAAGTGGATGCCGGGTGCTGCTCTGATCGATTGGCGCGCTTGCGCTCGCATTTGCAACATCCCGATCAAGGACGGCGAAGTTGACCTGACGGGCGACGGTCTTTTGAAGCGGATGATCGTTGCGAAGAACCGCATCCCTGCCAACCTGCGCAAGAACCTTGTGATGCTCATGCCGACCGAAGTCTTTACGGCTCTCGAAACCATCGCTCTCGACAAGAGCTCCAATGCTGTGAAGATCGTCGAAGCCGCCGAGCAGTTCAAGACCCACTTCTTCCAGATCCCGATGGAAGCCGACGACGCCATTTCGCTTACCGAAGCGAAGGTCGCCTAAGGAGGAAAAGACAAATGCGTGTTGATCATCTTTCGATGTTTTCCAAGTCTCAGGTTCTGAGCGGCGCCTCTGCCGACTCGGAGGTCCTGGACATCAAGAAAGCCGGCATCGCTGAGGGCATCGGCTATATCTTCGTGCGCAACGAAACCGCTGTGACGAACCTTGCAACCGTGACGCTGCAGGGATCCGACGACAACGGTGAAGACGACGACTGGGCGGACATCGTAACCTATCCGGTGACGGATCTCACGATTGGCGGCGGTGTGAACATCGCCGTACCGCAGGGCCTGCCGCAGTATCTGAAGCTTGTGTATAAGGCAACCTCGAGCGCCACGCTCTCGGGTACCGTCAACGCCGGCTTCACGCTGCAGGTTGATTCGCCGCGCGGCAAGCGTATTGGTGACTACGAAGCCAATCCGAACTTTGCCGCCTAAGAGAAGGAGGTGATCCCTCATTTCGCCGCAGGGCTTTGGCTCTGCGGTGCCACGGGAATCCTGAGGGGTTCCCGTTTTTTGTAGGAGAAAAAGGATGGCCACAGCCGTCGACATCTGCAACAAGGCGCTTGCTTACCTCGGTGACCGAGCGACCGTAACTTCGATTGATCCGCCCGAAGGATCACCCCAGGCCGATCATTGCGCGCGTTTCTATCCGATTGCGCTCGGTCAGATTTTGCGTGCCTATGCCTGGACGTTTGCGACGATCCGAAAAGAGGTAGCAAAGCTTGCGGACAAGCCTCTTGGATTCCGCAATGCGTACGCCGTGCCTTCCGATTGCGCGGAACTGCACAGCGTACACGACGAAGGCGGGCACCGACTTCGGTCCTATCAAGTGATGCGCGTGGGAAAGATCATGGCCATCTGCACGGATGTGCCATTGTCGTGGATCGAGTACACGTCCACGGAAACCGACGCCGAGCTTTTGCCGTCCGACTTTGCCGATGCTCTGGCGCATCTGCTTGCCTCAAAGCTTGCGGGCGCCATGATCACGGGATCGAGCGGTGCGCAGATGGCCGAGGAACATCTGAAGATCTACCTCACGCTTCTGAAGGATTGCATGCAGCGTGACGCAATCCAGAGCGATCAAATGAAAAGTTATCGCAGCGACCTGTTGGGCGACGCCAGAATTCCGAACGACTTGGGGGTGACCTATGGCATTGACTAAGGTTGTGCAGCTCTCTTATGCAGGCGGAGAAATCAGCCCCGATATGTACGGGCGAAAGGATGACACGCGCTATCAGAACGGTCTTGCGAAATGCCAGAACTTTTTGTGCTTGCCGCAGGGGCCAATTCGAAATCGTCCCGGCTTCGAGTTCGTAAGCGAATGCGAAATTGAAGACAAGCCCGTGCGTCTGATTCCGTTTACTTACTCTGCCGGTCAAACCATGATTGTGGAGCTTGGCGATAAGTATGCGAAGTTTCACAGCTACGGCGCGACACTCGTCAACGACGATGAGACGCACTACAAGATCGAAACGCCTTGGGCGGCAGAAGATCTTTTTGACCTTGTCTATGTTCAGTCAGGAGACATCGTAACCTTCTGTTCGGAAAAGTATCCGCCGACAGAACTGCGTCGATACGGTGCCCGCGACTGGCGCATTCAGACGGTGCAAATCAACACGAAGCTCACCACGCCGACAGGAGTTAAAGCCGAGCGCGTCACGACGGCGGCAGACGATCCGAATGCCGACAAGTACACGATGAAGTACCGTGTTTCGTGCCTCAATGAGGACAAGTCCGAGGAAAGCGAGGCAAGCGAAGCTGTTGAGGTTGTGGCCAATCTTTACAGCTACGGCACCACGGTCAAGATTTCGTGCAACGCGGTCGAAGGCGCTGCGTTCTATCGCTTCTACAAATGTCAGGGCGGTTTGTACGGGTACATTGGTGACAGCGAAACGCCGGAGATCATCGATGACAACATCACTCCGAAAACAGATGTAACGATTCGCCGTTTTGATGAACCTTTTGGCGAAAGCAACTGGCCGCGTGCCGTTGGCTACTATGAACAGCGCCGCATTTTTGCCGGGCTTGCAGAGGATCCGCAGCGTGTCTTGATGACCAAGAGCGGAACGGAAAGCGACATGTCCTACAGCCTTCCGTACAGGTCGGACGACCGCATCAGCTTCCAGATTGCAAGTCGTGAATTCAATGCTATTCAACATGTCGTGAGCCTTTCGAATCTGCTCCTTTTGACAGTCGGAATGGGATTTCGCATTAGCCCGCAGGACGGCTCTGTCATCACGCCGGACTCAATTACCGCGAAGCCCCAGAGTAACGAAGGCGCCTCTCGAGTTATGCCGCAGATCCTCAATAACTCTGCGATCTACTGCGCGGCTCGCGGCGGACATGTGCGAGAGCTTGCCTATCAGTACGCGGCCGGCGGCTATGTTTCTAGCGACTTGTGCCTGCGTTCTTCGCACCTTTTTGACTTCAAGACGATCAAGGATTCGGCATTGTCGCGCGCGCCGATTCCGATTGTCTGGTTCGTGAGCTCGGATGGGTCGCTCTTGGCACAAACCTATATCCCTGAGCAGGAAGTCAACGCATGGTCTCAGCTTGTCACAGATGGCGTCTTCGAATCTGTGGCGTCTGTTGAAGAGGGCGACGAGGATCACCTGTACGTCGTTGTGCGCCGCGAAGTCAACGGACAGACGCGCCGCTATGTCGAGCGCATGGCCACGCAGTCCGTGCAGGAAATTGAAGATTCTTTCTATGTCGATTCCGGTGCGGTCTACGAAGGCGACCCAGCGACGACGATTTCAGGGCTTGACTGGCTTGAGGGCAAGACGGTATCGATTCTTGCCGATGGCGCCGTAATGCCTCAGCAGGTTGTGACCGATGGCAAAGTTGTGCTTGACGTTGCCGCAAGCAAAGTAGCAGTGGGACTTCCGTACACATCGGATGCGCAGACTTTGCCTGTGATTATGCAGGACACTGGAATGGGCAGCGGTCGCATGAAAAATGTCACGCAGATGTACCTTCGCGTCCATAAGAGCTCAGGCATCTTTGCGGGGCCGTCTTTCGACGAATCCGACCTTGCGGAGTACAAGCAGCGCACGACCGAGGCGCCCGGCAGTCCGCCGGCTCTCTTCACGGGAGAGCTTGAGCTTAGGCTCTTTCCCGCGTGGCAGGATAGCGGAACAATCTGCGTGCGCCAGCGCGATCCTCTGCCTTTGACCATCCAAAGCGCCGTGCTTACCGTGAGCACTTAGTGCGTCCATAAAGCCTCGAATCTGCAGGATACCCTCATGCCAAGATCTATGAGGGTGTCCGCAGAAATGGCGAGCAATCAATTCTTTTATCCATCAAGCTACGCGCAGACACAGGGCCAAGCCACGGGTACGGGCAACACGTCTGACGCAATCGAAGCAAACGCTGAAGGGATGAGCATGATCCCCGGCGGCTTTGGCACGGGCTTCAAGGTGGGGTACTCGGCAGTCAATACGACGCTTGGCCCATTTCTTGCCTACCGTCAAGCTCGAAACGAAAAGCGCTCGCTTCAGATGCAGGCCGACATCATGCGCCTGCAGTCCCAGAGCTACCACTCTGCGGCTGACGACGCAAAGCGGGCTGGACTCAACCAAGCGGCCGCCATCGGTTACCAAGCAGGACAAACGAAGTCCGCAGCTCGCGTGCGGCAGGCTGCAGGGGGAGTTCGTGTCGGAGGTTCCGGCTCTTCAGCCGAGGTGCTTGCGTCGATTGACATCTCAAAAGAGATGCAGATCAATCAGGTAATCGCAAATTCTGTGGCGCAATCGTGGGGCTATCGGCGCTCTGCAGTTGACTATTCCAACAAGGCGCTGAGCTATGACGTCGCAGCCAAAGGCATCAGCCCGTGGGCGGCAGCCATTACGAATTTGGTTGGATCACTCACGTCAATGGGGAAGGCCGATACCGGCAAAAGTGAAGGGGCGACAGCAAGCCCACAGGACTACGCGGAATTCGGCAGCAGCCTCAAGAACCTGTTCGGCAGCGGATCGGCCACGTCAGGAATGGGCGGCGGCAGCGACTTTAGCTCCTTTAGCACGGCATTCAGCAATTCGGGGTTCTAAATGGCAGGAATCACAGTACCGAATCCGTATGGCCAGAAGGTAGCCATCGGTCCAACGAACGGCCTTGGTGGGCTTCACGAAGCGCCCGAAACGCAGTACGGCCTCGACAAAGTTGTCGGCGGCATGACCAAGGAGGTGACTGGTTTTATTGACCAATGGCAAGACGAGATAGATCGTACCAACGCAAAGGACGCGATCAACAAGACGCGCCAACAGCTTTCCGATCTTGAGACCAACCAGGAGAGCGGCTGGGGAAATCTCTTGGGCGAAAACGCGTTGAACCGACCCGACGGCAAGAGTCTTGTAGACGAATATCAGCTTAAGGCCAAAGAGGTTATTGACGGCCAGCGCAGTGCCTTGAAAACCGCCGCCGCGCGCAAGTACTACGAGCAGTTTGCCGAGGTTGCATATCAGCAAAACGGAGCACGCCTGCAGACGCACATGATCAATCAGCAAAAGGTGCGAGACAAGGCTGTAAGCGCTTCGACGATCAAGATGGCGCAGGATGACATTCAGTCAGGCGATCTTGAACGCATGCAGTCGGGCTTTGCCGTTTTGCGATCTGAACTCCAAAACCTTGCGAACAAAAGCGGGCTGCCCGTTGATAAATTCGAGACGGTCGGCAAGATGCATCAGATTGCCATCGAGGGATACATCGACAGAGGCAGTCCTGATGCTGCGGCGCAGTGGCTCGCTGCCAACAGGGACGAAATGAGCTCTGAGCAGATTGCAAAGGCCAAGGACTTGATCAAAGCCGGCAAGACCACGCAGAGAGCTGACGATCTGGCGCCGAAGATGCTCAACGCCTACAAAGACCGATCCGATCTCATGAAGCACGTCTATGCGATTGAGGACGAAGATCTGCGCGAAAAGGTCGAGACCCGCATCAACAAGCTCACGGCGCAGCAGGACCGCATCCGTAGCGCAGAAAAGAAAGAGGCCCTCAAACAGTACTGGGACTGCGTTGACAACGAAGAAGAGCCGCCCGACACGCTGATGGCACAGCTCAAAGAGCTGGATCCTGCGCTTTATCAGCGACTCAAGAAACCTCGTCGTCGAACGGAGTCTGACGAGAAGGTTTTGGCAGATCTGACGGACATGATGCTGAGGAATCCGACCCAGTTCGCCGAACTTGACCTTAACGAATACGCGTCGAGCCTGACGAAGAAAGATCAAAACGACCTGGTGAAGCTTCAGGGAAAAATGGGGGACGCCTCGTGGGAAGCTTTCGAAAAAGACCTCAAGCTCCGCATTGATGCCGATAAGTCACTCAGGAAGCACAGAAAAGAAATCATCTCGGCGGCCACGACGCTATGGGATGAGGCGAAGCTTTCTCGGCCCAAGGGCTTTATTGACAAAGCAACGTCCGACATGCTCATCGACCGCGTGCTCGGTTACGACGAGTTCTCCATGAATAACTGGAGCCGTGAGCGCGGCTACGAAATCATCAATCAGCGAGACAGAGGCGTGTCTGCGAGCGAGGCACTCGCAAGCTTTGACTTCGAGGGTGACGCCACGGACGAAGAGCTCAACGAAATCCTGCGCCGCAACGGTATCACGCAGAAGGTTACGCAAAGGCAAGCCATGTTTGCTCGACAGATCGCAAATGGCTACGGCTTGCCGCCCGACATCATGCGCCAGGCTGAGGGGCACGCACGAGAAGCTTGCCGTCAAACGGGCGCAAAGCTCACGCAAGAACTCATCAACCGCACCGCAGAAAAGATCGCTTTCGGACAGAAGTAAATGAAAGAGAACCTGAACCCCGCCTTTGAGGCCATCGACGAACTCGCGGCAGAGCAGAAACAGCGCCAGGAGCAAACTGGCGCACAGATGCAGGCGTACACAAAGCAACTCGAATCAGTTCAGCAAGAGGCAGAAACCAACAGCAATCCTGCCTTTGCGGTGATTGATGAAATGCAGGCCGAGCGGCGTCGCTCCGCGGGTGCGCTTGTTAGCGGTGATGCTATGAAGGCGGCCAAAGTGCGAGATCTTTCCGAACGCTACGGAACTACGCGCACGGCCGCAGAGATCAACTACGACACGCTCTTTGCCCAGGCAAACCGTGACGATGCGGACGAAGCTCTGACGCAGGCACCTTCACTGGCCAAATATTTCGCCGAAAACCAAAAAGATGCGCCGATCTTCAAGGATGATCTTGGGGTGCTTTCGCGCATTGAGGAAGGGTTCCGCAAGATCGGTTCTCGCTACTCTTCAAATTCGAATGAACCTGTTGATGCCCAACCCAATGCGAAGTACTGGGACACGGAAGAAACTACGGGAGACGCTGCGCTTGACGAACGCATTCGCCCGATGGTGAATTCCTCGCAGATCGGGCGCGGCGCACAGGCAGGATGGCTCATCGGACAGCAAGGCTTGATGTGGGCTGAGGCCGGCAACAACAAGGCTCGGCTTAATGACGAATTCAAGAAGCGTGATAAAGAGATCGACAAGGATCTCGAACAGCTTGCGGGTGACGACTCGGATGCGGCTTTCTACAACGCCGCGCAGATTGTCGGCACGATGCTTTCGACTATGCTCGGCGGTTCAGAAGGTGCGGTTGCCGGCGGTGCATTGGCCACGGGTGCTATGGCTGTCGGTGCGGCTCCTGCCTCAGTGCCCATTCTTTTGGGCGGCATGGCGCTTGGCATGGGCACTGAAGGAACGCGAAAAGTCGAAGGCGGCCTTTCTTTGAAGACCCTCATTGATCAAGGCGTGCCGTATGAAAAAGCCGTACAGATTGCAGGATCCGTGGGCGCAGTCAATGCCTTGATCGAAATGGGCGGCGTGAGTGTGCTCGGCAAGGCCTTCAGCCCAATTGCCAAATCATTGAATTCTCTTTTTACCAGCAAGTCCGTAAAAGCCCTTGAGAGTCCGACGTTGCGCGGTGCGTTCATGGACGTCGCCCGCTTGTACACAATGGGCGTCGGGCAGGAAGTCATCACCGAGGCCGCGCAGGAAGTGACCTCAATGGTAGGCGAAGAGGTCGGCCGCCTTTGGGGTGAAACGGGCGCCAAAGGCATTTCGATGGACGAGGCCATTGACCGCATTCTTGATGTCGGAGAGATGACACTGAAGGGCTCTGCCGTGCTTGGTGCGCTGAGTACGGGTCCGGTCATGGTCAACCATGCTGCCAAGATAAACCGCGCGAATCAGACGAAGGAATTTTTTGAAAACCTCACACAGGATGTGGCGCAGATGAAAGGTGCAAACCTTTCTCCGGGTGCCACCAAGGAAGTAATTGATGGCGTGGCACAGGATGCCGGCGCGGGAACGATTTATGTCGACGGTTATGCGTTCCGACAGGTAATGGTTGAAGCCGGCGTACGGCCTGAAGATCTTGAGCAGGTGGTCCCCGGCTTGTCTCAGCAGGTGGATGCGGCAGCTGTAAACGGCACCGATGTGACGATGAGCACAGGCGACTTTGCGGCACGTCTCGCGGCTTCTCCATTTGGGCAAAAGCTCGTGCCCCACATGCGCCTTAACGAAAACGACCTTTCTCAAGTTGAAGCTGATAACCTCGAAAAGTCCGTTAAGCAAATGCGCCGCGCAGCCGTTCGGTACGCGATCAACCCCGACGAGCAGATTGTTGATCCCGACGAGCTCAAAGTTGAAAACGATGCAACGCTCACACCCGAACAAAAGAAAGAGCAGCGAAAGGCCATACGTACCGGTCGCGAACAGAGACGCCAAGCGGACAAAGACGCACGCGACGCGTACGTCACTGGTATTACAAACAGTCTGACGCAAGCCGGATTCTCGTCGCGAGAGGCTCGCACACAGGCTCGATTTGCCGGCGCTGTGATGAGCAACCTTGCCAAACGTCTGGAAATACCTGTGCAAGAAGCGGTCGATCGCTATGGGGTGAATGTTTCTGTGAGTGACGACAGTCCCTCGGGAAACAGATTCAACATGCCCATCACTCAGGGGATTGAGTGGCCTATGGGGCCGTCCAAGACAATCAAGCCTGATGACACTTTGACGGTTATTCGTGTCACAAATGCCCCTGTGAGTCGGAAAGAAGCTGTTGCGCAAGCCGCAGATGTTTTTAGCCGTGGTGTTACCAATAAGAGTACCGGATTTGTTTTGACTGCTTCTCGCAGTGACATGAAAAAGGCCGCAGGTGGTATCGGCTCGTTAAAAGAACGGGTGTTCACAGCTGTGGCTATGGATATTGCCAGAATCGCAGAAGAATCGATTTTGGTTGAAAGCCACGTAGATGTACAGCACCGAAACCCCAAGGTTCAGGGTGTTCATCACTTCATTGCCCCTGTTGAATTTGGCGGCAAACTTTGGAGGGTGCAGCTCTTAGTGCGGGATATTGTCGAGCCGAAAAATGACCGAGCGATTGTTCACTCGGTTGATGGTATCGATATCCAGGAAATGGAAACCCCGCCCGGTGGTATTAGCCAATCGGAGAGCGGGGCTTCTTACGTCAATGGGGTCGCGGCCGCAGACAACCGACTAGTCCGCCTTGACACCGATAGTGGGCCCACTGACCGTACTCTTAGTTTAACAGACTTGATTGGAGGTCGCGTTCCTTACGAGCGCGCAGATGGTCGAGGTTTGTTTGATGCGGTAGAAGAATCTTCTTTCGCCGAAAACGGTGTCTATTACGAGGCTCCTGTATTCAATCAGACAGCTTGGCACGGGTCGCCGCATCAGTTCGATCGATTCTCAACCGAACACATCGGCTCTGGCGAAGGTGCTCAGATGCACGGCTGGGGGCTGTATTTTGCAGATGACCAGGCAGTTGCAGATCGGTATCGCGGGAGCCTTGTGATCGGACGAGGAGGAAACGAATACTCGATTGCATACAAGGGGGCTCGACCGGAGGAACTTCCTCAATCTTTGCGCGTCGGGTTAGAAAGGCTGAAGGGCAATGTTCTGCACATCGATAGCGATATCCGGAGAGAGTATGAATCGCTTGTTTATTCGTTGAATGAACGATTCGAGGCTGCCGATCGGATTGCGAAAGTTTACGAAGGACTGATCGCTCAGATTGACGAAAATCCCAAACAGTCAATTTCGTCGTTTTTGGCACGCGTTCCGGAAGATGAAAAATACCGAGCCGATCTTGCGGTGAAAAGTGCCCGTGCTGCTGCTAAGAACGAAGGTAGAAGAGCTTCTGTCCATGATGTTCGTACACAGCTAAACGACTCGCTTGCAGCAGTAGATCAGCAAAGGCGTGAGAACAAAGAGCCACTGGACGCTTTAAGACAAATTGATCCGGATGACTTGACGGTTGAATACGACTCCGGACGTGTTTTCAAAGTTGACATTCCTGACCCCGACAAAATGCTTGACGAACAAAAGCTCTGGGGAGCCGGCAGCAATTTTGAGTTGAAGGCAAAAATTCGCGGGATGATTAGCGAATGGAATGGTGACCATTTGGACACGGAACAAATGATCTATGTTCCAGATAGGCCGACAGGACGCGATGTTTATCAGGCTATCTCAAAAGCAATGGGCGGTCCTAAACAGGCGTCTTTGTGGCTGAAAGACCGAGGGATCGAGGGCATTACCTATGTGGGCGGAACTGACGGACGATGCTACGTTGTCTTTGACGACCAGGCTATTGAAGTCCTCGACTTCTATCAGCGTCAAGGCGGCGAATCTTTGGGATCCTACTCCCCGACCGAAAACCGCATCACGCTGACGCCGAATGCCGACCTTTCGACCTTCTCTCACGAGATGGGCCATTGGTACCTGAACACGTTATTTGCCGTTGCTCGCGCCGGTGATGCCACACCTTCCATCCTTGAAGACGTCAACGCCGTCATGAAGGAGTTCGGCCTTTCGGGGATTGCCGAGTGGGATGCCTTGGGCTTTGAAGGCCAGCGCAAGTACCACGAGCGCTTTGCATCTTGGACGGAGCAGTATCTCGCCGAAGCCAAGGCTCCTGTCGGCTTAAAGAAGTTCTTCCGCACTCTGGGCAAGTTCATCCGCGACGCCTACCGCACTTTTATGGCCGGCGTTGTTGAAGGTACGCAGACTCGCTACCGTCAGGAAACAGGCGAAGAGCTCCCGATGTTCTCCGAAGAAGTCCGACGCGTGCTTGACCGCATGGTTGCGGGCGAAGCAGCCGTTGAGCAGAACGAACAGGCCCAGAGCCTGACGCCGCTTTTCGAAACAAAGCCTGATGGCATGAGCGACGAAGAATGGCGGGAATACGCAGCAGAGCACGACGATGCGGTTCAGTCCGGCGCAGAACTGCTTGCAAAAGCACAGGCAAAAGACGAGCGCTGGTACTCGAACGCACGAAGCAAGATCCTCAAGGAGATGCAGGCTCGTGCCGAAGAGATTCGCAAGAATACGCGCGAACGCGTGGAAGCCAGACTCATGAAAAGCCGCGAATTCACGGCTCTCAACATTCTGCAATCTTCAGATCGTCCTGGTATTGCGTTTGATGCCCGCATCGATCCGAAATCGCTCGATGGCTTGCTTGAAGCCGGGCAGATCGAAATTCTACGAAAGGCAGGTATGCTCAAAGACGGCGGGGTTGATGTGAAGGTCTCCCGCGAACTGCTTCGTCCGTTTGCCAACTTCCGCTCCGATCGGACGTTCCTTAATGGCCTTCTGCGTGTTGCCGATAAGGAAAGAGTCATTGAAGAGCAGACAACGGCTGAATGTTTGAAGAAGTACGGCGAGCTCTTTGATCCCGTCAAGCGCGACAAGACCGTATCGAAGGCGCTTCACAACGAAGCCCGAGGCCGCATGGTTGCCACCGAGCTCAAGTACCTGATCAACGACAAGGAGGCGCGTTCGCGCGTTTACCTGGCCGCGGCACGGCAGGCGGCAATGGCTCTCGTGGACCGCACGAGAATCGGCAAAGCGAAGGTCGCGACTTTCCTTTCTGCGGAAGGGCGTGCTGCACGCCGTGCTCTGGAGGCGTTCCGCAAGGGAGATCTTGAGGCCGCCGCCAACTTCAAGCGGCAGCAGATTGTTAACCATGAAGCCGCGCGCCTTGTGTCCGAGGCTGAAGATAAGCGCGAACGCCTCAAGGAGCTGCGCAACCTTGTATTCAAGTCCGACAAGAAGCTTGCCGCTAGATACGACACGAATATCATGGCCGTTGCTCGCGCGGTGCTCACGAATCGCAACATGGGCAAGGCGACAGAGAACGTAGACGATGCCGTCGAGGAAATCCTGAAGAAGGTCAAGCAGTACGATCCGGAAATCTTCGAGGGCCTGAAGTCGTTCATGGATCGGCATCCTTACAGCCCTGGGCGCGATCCGTCGATGCTGACTGTCGCGGGATTCATCGGCGTGGTTGATGACGTACAGGCGCTTGTCAAACTGGCTCGAGACGCGCGCCAAATCACTCTTGACGGAAAGAAGCAGGACCTCGACCAAGCTATCGAAGCACTCAAGAAAGCGATCTTGTCCGCGGACAACACTCGCTTTCGCCCCGGACAGGAACGTGCTTCCACCAAAAAGGAAGAGAACCGCAAGCTCTACTTTACGGCTCGGGCTTTTGTCATGCGCGTGGAAAACTGGTGCCGGGCCATGGACAACGGGCAGGACTTGGGGCCGTTTACGCGCTACATATTCCGCCCCGTTGCCGACGCCGCAGCCAAATACCGCGTCAAGAACGCTGAAATCCAGGAACGATTTGCAGCTCTCATCAAGCCCATGGAAGAGAAATGGGAAGAGGTTGGAGAGATTGAGGCGCCGGAGCTTGGCTACACGTTCGAGCGCAAGTCCGAACTCATCGGCGCATTGATGCACATCGGCAACGAGTCGAACAAGTCGAAGATGCTCATTGGTGGACGCGGTGAAGATGCTTCGTGGGCGGATCGTGTCGTACTGGCAAACGGCGAAGTGATCTACTCCTATGCGCGTTGGGACCGCTTCTTTGCTCGGGCCATGCGCGAAGGCATCATCACAAAAGACGACATGGACTTTGTACAAGCCGTTTGGGATCTGCTCGAAGAAACCAAGGGCATGTCTCAGAAGGCTTTCAAGGAGTACTACGGCTTCTACTTCGACGAAGTGCAGGCTTCGCCCGTTGTAACTCCATGGGGCATCTACCGTGGCGGCTACGTTCCCGCAGCCACTGATCCGATGCTTGTAGCCGGGCGCGACAAGCAGATCGAACAGGATCTTTTTGAGTCGCAGAGCGAATACCAAGACATGATGCCTGTGACGCAGCCCGGTTGGTCGAAGGCACGTGAGAAGAAGTACTACAAGCCGTTAGTACTCAACGTCGGCATGCTTGGTGCACACATCCAGAGCGTCGTGAAGTTCGCGATGATGGCGCCGGCGGTGAAGAACGTACAGCGCATCGTCAAAGATCGCCGCTTTGCGGACCTGATGAACGACATCGATCCCAAGGTCATCAGTGACATGCTTACGCCTTGGCTGCGTCGCTCTGCCACGCAGACAATATCAACTCCCACGAATGCCTTCGGGCGAATTCTCAATCAGGTTCGCGGCCTTGCCGGCATGAGCCTGATGGCGGGCAACGTGGCAAACGTGCTGCAGCAGTACACAGGATTCAGCATCGCCATGTCGGAAGTAGGCGCCAGAAACACTGCTCAAGGCCTGAAGGAATACTTGCGCGATACGAAGTCTGCATATGCCCGAGTGACGGAAGCATCGACCTTCATGAAGGGCCGACTCGAAGACTTCTGTTTTGAGTACCAAAACGAAGTCAACCGAATTGCCTCCTCTCGCGCTCCGACAAAGGTTGAAGAAGTGCGCGACTGGACGCAGCGGAAGGCTTACATTCTGCAGACTCTTGCGCAGCGGACCATCGACATCCCCGTGTGGCTTGCGGCCTACAACCAGGCAATTACGGAAAAAGGCATGGCTGACGCGGATGCGGTGTTCTACGCCGACAGCGTAGTGCGACGCACGCAGTCCTCTTTTGCCCCTGAGTCCGTGTCCAGGGTGGAAACAGGCGACCCGCTTCAGCGCAGCATTCTTGTGTTCTACAACTACTTCAACATGCAGCTGAACCTGCTTCGCGAGAGTTACACGAGAGCTAAGACAACAGGGAAATACGGTCGCTTTACTTTGGACTTCGCGATGATTGTGGCCATTCCCGCAATCCTTTCCGAAGTGATTGCACAGGCATTCAGCGGGTTTGATACGGGCGACGACGATGATTGGGACGCAGTCGACGGGCTTCAGCTTGCGATCACATCGGTCAACAAAAACATGGTGGCCATGCTTCCGTTCTTTGGAAACGTCATCAATATGACAGGCACGAAGATGTCTAGAGGCGACTATGGCGCCGTGAGCGACGTCTCAAAGATGCTCTTCGGCAACGATCCGTACAACGACAAACTTGTAAGTGTGCCGGTCATGTCGTTGTTCGAGAACTCAGCCGAGGGCGCTAAGAACCTACTTCTTCTGCTCTTTAGCGAAGAGTACGATCCGGATCCCCGACGCGCAGCACGCAACACGCTTGACCTATTGACCTTGATGACAGGTATTCCGTTCAGCGGCGTAAAGAAGCCTGTTGGATATTTGGCCGGTGTTGCGGGTGACGAATACAGCGTTGACAACCCGGTTGATTTCACGCGCGGATTTATCAGCGGCAAAGATCCGAACGCTGAGTAGCGTCCATAAACTCTTGAGTGCCGATGCGAGACTTCCAACAAATGATTGGGGTCTCGCATGGCACTTGCTTCTGAAACCAGACGGTCTCCTCGATACGTTGGAACCGGCACCGAAAAAACTTTCACGTTCGCCTTCAAGCTTCTCAAGCCTGAAGACGTTGACGTGCGCGTAGCTTTGAGCGGAGAGGATGAGGCGTCGCTTGCGACAAGCGAATACTCCGTCACGCTCAACGCAAACCAGGACAACAATCCGGGCGGCACGGTAACCCTTGTCTCTCCTCTGGCGCAGGGCGCGGTGCTGGTCATCGTGTCCGCGACGCCTTACTTGCAACCGTCCGTTTACACAAACCGCGGTGGCTTCTATCCGGAGCAGCTCAACACAAACTTGGATCGCCTCACGATCCTCACGCAACAGCTCAAGGAACAATCCGAACGCGCTCTGATCGTTCCGGTTACGTCCGAAAAGACGCCGGAAGAGACGATGACGGAAATTCTGGACGTGGCAGACAAGGCCAACGAGTACGCCCAGAAAGCCGAAGAGACTTATCAGGAAGTGCTCGAGACGCAAGAAGAAATTCTCGAGACTCAAAATCAAGTCGATGCAGCTCTGGCGGAAGTTGAGTCGGATCGTCAAGAAGTCGCGGAGAACACGCAAAGCGTTTCCGAGATGCTCCAGCGAGCAGAAGAAATCGATGCGGGCGTTCAGGAAGTTCTCCCGGTTGTCGATGATATTGCTTCCATTGGCGATCACATGGAGAGCGTCATCACTGTTGCTGATGATCTCCAGGGGTATCCGATTGCCTCCATGGACTTCGGCTCCATTACTGATCCGTCTGAACCTACTACGGTTGTTGACGGAGGCAATATCAAGGCTGTTGCTGACAACATTGCGGACGTTTCGAACGTTGCCGAAAACGTCGATGATGTTGTCCAGGCGGTGGGGAAAGCTGAGGAGGCCATTGCTTCTGCAAGTGCAGCTGCTGCGTCAGCTTCTGCTGCGGATGCTTCAGCGAAGGCAGCCGCCGCGTCCGCAGCTACAGCGCAAGCCGGAAGCGAAGCTGTCGAAGAGGGGTTGCAGGATGCACTGACGGCGATCGATACCGCGGCGCAATCGCAGGTGTCGAACCTTCAGTCTAAGGGGGCTGAACAGATTTCGGCGATCGGGAACGCTGGGGCGACACAGGTAGCAGCAATTGAGTCCGCGGGTCAGACTTACGCCGACCTTGCTGAGGCCTGGGCTCAGAAGATGGATGGTAAGGTCGAGGAGGATGCGTCAGACGCAGATGCTGGGTACTCGTCACGGTACTACGCAGGCCTTGCGCAAGACGCTGCAGATAGCGCCGCCTCGAATGCGACGCTCGTCTCTCAGAGCGTATCTACCGCCGTAACCAAAGCACAAGAGGCAGAAGCCTCGGCAACCTCAGCAGCAGGAAGCGCGGGGCAGGCGGCCTCGTCGGCGAGCGATGCCGATGCTTCGGCACAGACGGCCACTACGAAGGCGAGCGAAGCCTCCGCATCCGCAACCGCCGCAAAGGGTTCAGAAACTGCGGCTGCAGGTAGTGCCACGTCGGCGTCGAATTCGGCCGGTGCCGCGGCAACGTCGGAAACCAACGCGAAGGCGTCGGAGGCTGCGGCAGCACAGAGTGCCTCTGCAGCATCCACTTCAGAGACCAATGCGAGAACTTCGGAAACGAACTCAAAAGCTTCCGAAACGAATGCCAAAGGCTCGGAAACCGCTGCGGCTAGTAGTGCTTCGTCTGCTGGAAGTTCTGCAACAGCAGCTCAACGTGCTCAGACAGCGTCGGAAACAGCGAAAGGCCAGGCAGAAACTGCCCGTGATGCGGCGATTGCCGCACAAACTGCGGCTGAAAATGCGAAGGCGGCGGCTGAAGCGGCACGCGACGAGGCACAAGAAATTTCCGGCTCCATCGGCGATCCTCTAGGAAAGGCAGAGGCGGAGACGCTTTACGCGAAGATTGCTCACGTACATGCGTTAAGCGTTGGCGGAGATGCAACAGGTTCTGCTTCCCTTGGCAAAGAGACCGCAACAATGACGTTGACCCTAACGAATAGCGGCGCGACGGCAGGGGCGTACGGACCAGAGGCTGACAGTCCTATTGCTTTCGGAGGAACGATCCTTGTCCCTAGCGTAACGGTCGATGCGAAAGGTCGCGTCACGTCGATTGTTTCTCGGACGCTCACGATGCCAGCGGAGATCACTTGGGCAATCATCCAGGGGAAACCGTCGGCGTTCACTCCAGCAGAGCACTCGCACACAATGGATCAAGTCACGGGCTTGGGGACACTTGCCTCAAAGAATGCTGTCGGAGCGGCGGACCTGGCTGACACACTGGATTTTGGAGGATTGGCGTAATGGCGAAAACAGTGCAGTGGCGAGGAGGAACCGCCGCAGAGCACGGAAATTTCACGGGTGCAGCTCGTGAGGTGACGGTGGAGACCGATACCGGAGCTCTGCGCGTACATGACGGTTCGACAGTCGGAGGGACTCGTATCGCAACCGAGGCAGAGCTTAAGCAGTGGGTCACGAGACAGCTTGATATCCAGACTCACGAGATAGCAGATATCACCGGATTGCAGGCGGCGCTCGACGCCACTGTGAAGACGACGGGCGACCAAACGATCGAAGGCACCAAAACCTTCTCGGCCAAGATCGTGGCTTCTGCCGGCGTTCAAGGGAAAGCCGATTCGGCAGCTACCTCCGACGACGCTCAGTCCATGCTGGCCGCATTCCAAGAATTCGCACAGGAGAACGGAATTGTCTGACGATCTGAAAACTCTAGTCGCCCAGGAAGTCGCCAAACAGCTGGCGGCCATCGCGGCCGACCAAACAACGAAGAAGGTTCTCGAGTTTTTGAAGAACCGGAACTCGGCGCTTGCATACGTTGTCGATAAAGGCGAGTCCGGAGGAATCAGTTGGCGAATTTGGAGTGATGGATTGATCGAACAGTGGATGTCAGATCATTCCAAAAACAAAGCTTATACATTTCCAAAGCCATTCTCGTCAGATAGTTATTGTGTGATAGGGATTGGTTTTCTGGTAGATGAAGTTGCGCAACAGTTTATCTATAAGAGCGCTACGGGATTCCAAACTGATTCCGCCGGGCATGCAACAGCAACAGATTCGTGGTACGCAATCGGATATTGAGGATTAGGTATGGCAACAGCAGATCAAATCGTGAAGAAAGTCCTCACAGAGTTAAACAAAAAGATTGATTCAGTGGGGGGGGGTAGTCGATAGTTGGACGGACGGTCAAGGTAACTTTTGGCGGAAGTATTCTGACGGTTTCATTGTGCAAGGCGGAACAGAACCCTATACAGCGAAGTCAGGAGTCGTGACGTTTCACATTCCGTTTTCAACTGCTAATTGCGTAGTTGTAGCGCCGACAGCCGAAGTCACTTCAACTGATAGTGATGGTGTTGATATGGCAACTATGGTTTCTGACTTTACAGCTAGCTCTTTTAGATACTCCCGCAGTAGTGGAAGAACAGTCCCTTGGGTGGCGTATGGATACTAGAAAGGAAATCGAAATGACAGAAGTAATTCCCCAGGTGGGGGGGTATCTGAAAACCCCACGACTAAAGCGGTTTTGTCTTGGTTCAAGACACAAATCGGAAAAGCCGACCAGGTTGTCGAGGAGTGGCACGAGGGTTCGGAATGGTACATAAAGCACTCGAATGGATTCATCGAACAGGGTGGGATTTATTCAACCTCAGATTCAGGCATAACAACAATATCTTTTATCGCCCCATTTTCAGAGGTTGAGACCGTGAGAGTGTTCGCCCACAGCGATAAGGCGCGTGATTCTGGGGATGAGTGGCACAGCCACTTCCTACCGTACAACATTACTACAAATACTTTCACTCTTAGATCGGCAAATCCAGAACGGCGATGGTATGCCTGCGGCTATTAAATGAGGTTAAAAATGGCAGAAACAGACTTTTATATCGGACAAATCTTTGAGGAAACCTATCCTCCCGAGGCTGCGGTGTGGTGCAACAGCCACGGCGACCGCTACATCACAGAGCTTGAAAAGGAAGGAGCCAAGCGCCGCTTCCAGATCGTGGCGGTGCCGGAGCCGACAACCGAGGAGATCGCCGCACAGGTGCGAGCAAAGCGCGATGCCTTGCTGGCGGAGACGGACTTCCTGATGATGCCGGACTACCCGCTCGGCGAAGAAGACGCGACCGCCTTGAAGACCTATCGCCAGGGGCTGCGCGACGTACCGACCCAGGAGGGCTTCCCGACCGAAATCACGTGGCCTGATTTTCCCGCAACGCTTTCCAAGAAGGTGGCTTAAATGGCAACAGCTGATTCGACCATAAAAGCGGTCTTAAACCACCTCCTTCAGAATGGGGGGGGTAATCATAAAGTTATTGAAGAATGGCACAGTGAATCAGGAGGCCAGTGGTGGAGGAAGTGGTCTGATGGATATTTAGAGCAAGGCGGATTGTGGAATGAAGCTGGCCCTGCTGAAGGATATACAAACAGGACTATCACTCTTCCAGTCAGTTTTGGAACAGTGAATTATGTCGTGGTTGTTCAGTCAGGTTTTCGAGAAAACTCTGGATTGGGAACTTACGTCTCGGAAAAAGATACTTCTTTTTTTAAAGCAAAAAGTGCATCTAATCCACCGAATGCTGCTACATGGTACGCTTGCGGATATTGAGGTTTAAAAATGGCAGAAGCGAATCAAACGATTAAGAAAGTTTTGAACCACCTGAATTCCAAGATCGGAACGGGGGGGTAGTCGATAGTTGGAGCGATGGGCAGGGGAACTTTTGGCGGAAGTACGCCGATGGGTGGATTGAACAGGGTGGCATTATTGTGGATCAAAGCGAATCGAAAATCGAAACATTAACTTTCCACACCAGTTTTTCAAACACGAGCTATTCTCTTTTCCTAAGCAAACAAATTTCGTCGACTGACACATCGTTTTCTGCTAGGGCAATTGGTGATATGTATTCCGATAAGCAGGTGTCCAGTGTAAAGATTTTTCATTGGGGCTTGGCAACTAATTTGACTTGGTTTGCCTGCGGATATTAAAGGAAATAGACATGGATAAAGTTTCACGAGTGGGGGGGGTAGCCTCTCCTGATGTTTTGAAGGTTTTGGAGTGGTTCAAAAATCAGATCAAATCCAACAAAGGAATTGTCGAAGAGTATCACGACGATTTAGGTTTTTACGTTAAATTCGCAGGCGGCCTGATTGTGCAAGGCGGAGCGCTTACAGTGGTATCTACCCAGACCATCACTTTTCGCACTCCTTTTTCGGGTATCGCATACTCGTTAGCCTTACTTCCAATCCTTATTAAAACTGGTGAGTCTTGGGGAGAAGCACCGCGAGAAATGAGTGGAACAAGAACTACCTCAAGCGTCAGCATCTGGATGAACGGCACTGCACAAGATCGAACAGGTTCTTGGATTGCCATCGGCTACTGACTCTTCGCCCTCTTCGGAGGGCTTTTCAGAAAAGTAAAACCCGCCTCAGTCAAAACCGAAGCGGGTTTAAGTCTTAATCAGAATCTCAAGAAAAGATCAGATTAGAACTTGTGACGGATACCGATCATAGCACCGAAGACGGTGGGGTCTTCGTCTTCTACACCAGAGGTGTTGTGGTCAAAGCTATCCTGGTTATACGTAACAACACCATAGATGTTGGTGCGCTTGGAGAGCGGATAATCGTAACCGGCAGACACGATCCAACGGTTCAAATCGACACCCCCGAGCCAACCACCCATGCGGTCATCCATGCTGTCGGCGGATTCGGCGTCCATGTAAGAAGCGCCGAGCAGAACGTTACCACCTGCCGCGGGAATGGCAGCGGAAATGCCAAGGCTCCAGCCTTTCACATAAACGTACTTAGAGCCGTCCTCGACGTTCAACATGTTTTCGGCAGCCAGATCAACCAGATCCGTTGCTGCGCCAGAGAAGCTAGACAGGCGAACTTCGTCAAAATAGGCGGCGCCAGCAAAGAGCTTCACGACCTCAAAGTCGTAGTTACCGCCGAAACGAACTGTCAGGCTGTCGTCGATGTCGTCGGCGGCACCCTCAGCAGCCGTAAGGCCGGCAGTCTTATAGTTGATTGAGTCGACGGCGAAGTAGAGGTTAAGAGGACCATTAGCGTAGGTTGCGCCGATGGCGTAGTAACGATCGCTGCCAGATTCGTTTTCATAGTCGTTGGAACCCATGCCGTACTGGGCGAACACTGTGAAGCCGGCGAAGTTCGGGGTTTCGTAGGCAATCATGTTGTCCCATTTGCCGGAACCACCAAAGACCGTATCGGCTTGAGCAGCGTAGCCACCCCAAGACGTACCAAAGGCGGACATCATACCCTGCTTACCCCAGGAAGACACGCCACCATTAATGGAACCGATGCGGCCCATGGCCAACTTACCAAAACCGCCCTGGATAAAGAGGCTCGATTCACGATCAAACATCTGGTCTTTTTCAGCGCCAGTGTCAGAGGCAAAGCCGTCTTCAAGGATGAAGCCCACCGTCAAACCGTTGCCGAGGTCTTCAGTACCCTTCAAGCCCCAACGAGAGCCGGACTGCATGCCGGATTCCATAGAGAAGGTGTCTGTCGCGTCATAGCCGTTCGGGGCTTCTGCGCTGGTTGCATCCAAATCGCTGTGTAGATAACGGAGGCCCGTATCAACGATACCGTACAGCTGAACGTCAGCAGCCAGAGCGGAACCGGCGAAAGCGCCGAGAACTGCAACTG